CGTTCAAATGCTTCCTCTATGATCTCGGCAACATTGAGATCAAAATTGGCAGATCCCGATATGGCCATTTATTTTAGTCCTGCGCGTCTTACATCCCCGGCGGTTAAACGACCTCCAGGTTCTTTTCTTTGCGCCTTTTTATAAGGACTGCCACCACTTACATCCCTAGCGGTTAAACGACCTCCAGGTTCTTTTCTTTGCGCCTTTTGAACAGGGCCACCATGACTATATCCCACTGGTTGTCCTATGTCTCTCAAACCGTCTTTCGTTAAACGGGGTACTGTTATTGGTTGATCTGGCATCACACTTACTTCTGGTGTGTCTACCGTACCACCATACTTATATCCCTTGCGCTTCTTAACCTTGCCGCCTTTCCCAAGATGTTGGACACCGTCCTTGGGATCGCCGTATTTATTTTTTCCTGGTCCACCTTTCATAACGATCTCCTATCTAAGCATGAAATACAGTAGCCGTAGTAAACGTGCTCTGCGTATATTGAATGTAGATACCCGCCGTAAACAAAACGCCCTCAGCAGGGATACTTACATCATCCAATACGGTTGCACTCGCAACCGTAGAAAGCTGCATGGTGGTTGTTCCCGTAGGCGAAGTAGTTGGAAATACCAAGGTGCCCGCAGTAGCGGAATTCATTATGCGAATGCCCTTCAACCGCGACCTACCTGCAAATACCACATCTGCCGCAGAATTATTTATACCGGCAGAAACATTGCCCGCACTTGCTCCATCGATAGCGATTTGGGTAACTGTTTTAAAGTGTTTGCTACCCGTAGCCGTACCCGCATTCGCCCCGGTAATTTCTTCCGTTTGAGCATCGCCATTTACATCAGTTCCGGTTACCGTAAACGTGTCTCCAGAATCATCGCCCGCAGATAAAATTGTAATAATTCTACCTGAATCAAATGTAGCAGAACCACCTGATGTTAATGCTCCACCAAGCGTTAAATCTCCAGCACCGCCTAATGTGTCCGCTGCAGATATACCATCTGCATCCAAGGCTTGTGTATCGGCTGTTATAAATACCGCCTTTGCGTCACTTCCACTAATGTATGTCGCCATCGCGATTCTCCTGTTGGAGTTCCTGTGCTTTTGACAAGGGTAAAATGATCATTGGATTATCTTTACCCCGTATTACAACAGGCGGATCTTCTAGTCTATGGTACCCATAGAATCTTTCTGTTGCAGGTTTATTAGCATCAAACATTGTAGTTGTCATTGCAACCTCAACATTGATACCACGCTCCTCGGCCTTAGACAATAAATACTCACAACAAGCGCGCCCTTCTTCAGCAAACTGTCTTAAATGCACATACCCAAAATCAGCACCATACATCATTATACTTTCAGGTTTTGCGCATATGGCAAAAGCTATAGCAAAAGCGACAGTGTTATTCAGGTATGAAGTTTTAAGAGTACTACATACTTCCTGCAGAGGATAAAGAACAGCCCCGGGAACCCTATCATCTAAAACGCAAGTGTAAATAGGCCCCGAATGAGTCGGGAGCCATTTACGCATTCCAGGAGTCATAGAACCTGCATCTTCGGTATCTAAAAATCGTGAAGGCGGGTCAAGCATGAAGACTCTATCATGATATATAACACCGCCCATAGAATTCACGGCCCATACCTCATCTGCAAAAATAGAGGAATCACCGTTAGATGCAGAGGATTTGGTAAATTCGGCGTGGCTATTGCCCATTGCGACAATAGCCACGCGCTTCCCTGAAAGATCAGGGATTATAGACTCATCCTTACCGTTTGTTCGCATCAGGTATAGACTTATTCAGAGATAAGCCGACTAATGGCTTGCGAATGTACTTTCAAAGCTTTAGCTGATCCAGCACCCGTTTCCACACCAATATACGGAATAAGATCAACATCATTGGTTAAGGCTGCGGTTCTAGCGGTTCCAGTAGTTACGGCAGTTCCACCTGTACTCCCCGAAGTTGTCGTGACGTTGTACTGAATACCATTGACATATATGGCAGCTTGTCTGCTGCTATTAATATCAATTTTCAGATGATACTGGGTATCCGCCGCTACAGTAATAGGCAACGCACTGATATAATCAGTACCGCCAATGCTGTGTACAAAGTGCAATAAAGTGAAGTCCGTAAAAGCTTCACTATTAGTAGCGTCTGTTTGAAACTTAAAGAACGCCTGATCAGCGTCAGTAGCAATCAATTGATCATTGGTTAACTTTAAGCCTTGCCAAAGTTTAATGTCGGCAATAGACGCTGCCGTAGTAACAACACATTCCCAAATAACTGAGTTTTCAGTACCCCAGGGAACAGTCTGCCAAGATGTTTGATTGGTATCAAGATGAGGGGCTATAATGGCCTGATTTTGATCCGTTCCAGCAGTAGTGATGATAATACCGGCTCGTGTGGTATCAAACGTGCACAAAGCAGTTGTCATGCTCGTGCCAAGAACCTCAAAGTCCTTGTTGGCAACTTTTTCAGCAAGACGAATAGCCGTGTTTGCAGCCGCCGTAGCGTCTGCATCAGAAAAGGCCGTATTCAAAACTGCATTAAGTGCAGGACGCCGCTTCCAATACTCTTGGAGATAATAGCGCCGAATATCTTTGTTTGCAGAAGAATGAAGGGAAGAATCGGTTACATTGCCCGTGGTCGTATTTTTGTTGGCTATAACAAAGCCGTTTTCCGAACGAACCGGACCAGAGAAAGTTGTGTTAGCCATGTGGCTACCTCCTTACAAAGGTTTTTGCCCTAGAGTCTTAGTAAGCGTCTGCTGGGCCAGTCGCTAGGGCTATGAGTCCCAGAAAAATGGGGGAGGGTTTCCCCTCCCCCACATATACTACGCTCCTGGAGAACCGTAAAGGCCCCGCCAGTCAGACCAACCGAAGCTGTAACGCTCACGTGATTTGTAACGAACGTTTCCGGTGTCAAAGTCACCTTCCATGTTGTTACGCAACGCTGCGCGCTCAAACATCTTCAGGCCGTTGGGTGCATCGGTTTTAACGAACCATGCATCCGTGTCCGTAAGGAAATGATTAACGGCATAACCCTCTGGCAGCATACCCATGCTACGCAAAGCATTGACGTCGTTATCCGCCGTTCCTACCCGATACGGAGTTGCCAAAAGGCGCTCCGCTACGAATTGAAGCTGTGGCGGAATAATCAATTTCCGACCCATGATAGCAGTCTTGAGACCACGCTCGTCTTTGAAGTTAGTTGAGATGTTAATCATCGCATCTTCAAGACTAGTCTCGTTCAGATCTGCAGCGGTGGTTGGCTCATTTGCGAGCGTTCCCGCGCTTACCGTTGGATGGGCCGTATCCAAAAGAGGTTGGCCGTCACCACCAGTAAAGCTGGAAGAAAACGCATTGTTAAGAGTATTAGCACCCTTAACCTGTTTCGTATGAGCCATGCTACGTGCGAGAGCCTTCGTATACCGCGTAGAAAGACGGTCATAGAGATTATCTTCTACCGCCTCTTCCGTGATAGAAAACGCCAACGCAATGGTTTCATGCGTATACCTCGCCGTAAAGGTTTCCTGCGCCGTGTCAAACGCCACAGCAGACCCTTCAGCTTTGGTTTGCGCCGCACCAAACCCCGAGAGCATCACTTCTTCTTCGAAAGCCTTATCTGAAGTTTCGATATCGAAGATTTCGCGATGTTCTTGGTCATAGCGATCGTATTCAAGGCCGAACAGGGCATGTAGCCCTGGCTCTAGTTCCTTGACTAATTGTGCACGACTAATAGCCATAGTTTAGTCCCCCTATGTTCCAGTAGTCGTTTTGTAGGCATGCTCGTTAAAGAACACATACCAATTAGCGTTTGCCGAACCGACATCGCTATTGTCTGGATCTTTACTCAAGCCCACAATACGCATCTGCGCGGTACCGGATCCAGCACTAGCCGCAAGTTCAGTAGTCGACTGACCAGTGATTGTACTACCACTAACACCTGCTGTATCAGCGTTTCCGCCAATATCTGTAATTGCAAGTGTACCAGCACACTGAATTTCAAAAGTCATATCTGGATCATCATAAATGAAGGCAACAATATCCGAGGCAGCAATGCTACCTGGATAAGTGTTACTCCACGTTGGTTTAGACGTTGTTGGGTCAGTATAAAAACAACCGTTAAACACGCCCAATGAATCAGTGGCAGTAGCAGTGCCGATGATAACCGAACCACTGGTAGCCATAATTACCAAAGACCCTTGAAAGATTGGTCCCGTAGCACCCGAGGCAATTCGATATTCATTAGTTGCGTTGTTAAACGGCATACTCCCCAACTGACGAACGGGCCTAAGCCCAAAAGCTCCATCAACGTTTGCCATTGCTGGAAATCTCCTCGATCAGAAGGTTAAAAGATTTGATGTCCATAATTTATTCATTATTACGGCCACCAAAAGTGACGTTCGAATGCCGTTCCTTACTAATCGGCATCGATGGATGTTGTTCCCTCATCAGATCATTATCAACCGCGTCCATCTGACCTTGAGTTTCATCCTCAAAGTAAGTTTCACGACTGACCGCAAGTTCCTCTGGAACTCGTGCGAGCAACAAACCACCTACCCCAATGACTCCAGCATATTTGCCTTCCTCAACAACGGTAGTGTTCCACCCCGGATATTCGTCTGCTCGCACTAAATCATAACCATTGTTTAGGCGACCAGAAACATTTTTCCGATCATCAGCACCCACAAATTCAGAACGAATCCACCGATGTCTAAATCCTTCGGGCGGTGGGGGCGCATCTAATGCAGATGGCGGCTTGTAGAATTTAGGTTTTTCCTTCTTAACACGGGTATCTTCACTTCTGGGGGTTTTATCAACCATCAATATACCTCCTAAACTCGCTGTTCTTCAAGTTTAAGTTTTTGCGCAGCGTACTGTTTCTCGCTTATCCCGAGACGTTTAGCGATATCTCGTTCACTGCTAGTAAGACGCACACTGGTTGAGCGCCCAGATTTTTGCTTCCTGGTAGCAGGAGCAACCGACTGAGCGGGGCGGTTTTCACTGGGTTGACGAGTCCCATTAAATTTATGGGGGAACGCATCCTTCATACGGCGGTCAACTTCAGCGTAATAAGCTTCTTCAGTTCCTTTGTACCCTTCTGCTTCAGTTAGGGTACGGTGAAAACCTAAAGCCGCATAGGTCATGGCTTCATCTTCACCAAACCAAGAATTATTTTCAAACCAATCCTCAGCTTTTGGATCTTTTTGTGCAACAATAGGAGGCTGTGCTGCTTGAGGAGTAGCCGCAGGGGCATTTCCTTGTTTCTGTTGTTGTTGCGCTTGTTGCGCTTTTTGCAACTGCGCCGCCCACGAAACTCGCTCTTTTTGAGCCGCAAGTGTTGCTAATGCCTCTTGCGTTTCCACTAACGCATCAACATCACCGGAATCATAAGCTTCCTTATATCTGGCTTTGGCTTCTGTTATTTGACTGTCAATACGTGTGCTGAATTCGCTGCGATAACCTTTATCAAGGTTATTTATTCGGCTGCTAAGATCTTTATTTGTTTCCTGCAGTCCTCGGGCGTAATCTAACGCCGCAGTTTCTCGTCTTTCAGCCTCATGATATCGGTTGGTAAGTTTATCAATGCGTTTTTTAACTTTTTCGCTATAGTCCTCATGCTCCGAACTATCGCTCGCTGCCACAGGTCTATCGTCGCCAGCATCGATATTAGATCCATCCGAAGATAATACGTTTTCCTCATCAAGAATGACATCCACATCTCCCTCGTCTTCTTGTGAGTCAACTTGTGACTGAGTATTCTGTTCTGTGTCAATACTACTCATTTTCCCTCACTTTCTAAACATGAGCAATGTCATCGGGGTCGAGAATCGTGGCCAAAATTTCGTCATCATTTAAAAGTCTCAATTCAGCTCCTTCGATTTTAAACCGACCTCCCGCATACCTACCAATTACCACCCAATCTTTTTCTTTGCAATAGGGTTGTGAATATTTATCTGAATCTGCATAACAATCAGGACCAAGTTTTAAAACATAACAGACCACCGTGGCGAGGGCATTTCGGTCTCTTGTTTCATCGGTTAAGATGATACCACCTTCCGTTTTTGCTTTCCCTTTATACGGCATAACCAAAACACGGTATCCTGTGGGGGTCGGCAAACGCTCCATGGCTGTTTTATCAAGCAACTCTGGATCCAATACACGGTTTTCTTCCGAAGTATACGCTAACGCTAAACTGCCTTGAGCTTCTAAATTTTGTTTTCCTTCAGTCTTCATCATAGTCTCCTGCCTTACTCCTAAGTTCCACAATATACTGTTCAATAAAGGTTAATCCCCGCACTTCCCCCACTGCAGAACGATAATCTTCATAATTGGTAAAACTACCCGCCATCATGCCCTCTTGTAGTTCATCAAGGCGTTCACGAATAAGTCTTACAATTTTAGAAGTGGCGTATGAAATATCGTCCATAATTATCGCTTTTTTACTCGTTTTGTGGTTTTCTTTTTTGGTTGGATTTTACCACCATACTTCTTTGCCCACTTCTTGAAAACCTTTGGTTTCTTGGCGGCTAAATATCGCCGTTGTTTTTCTGACTTGAAGGGCATTAATTAGCTCGTGCTCTATCCTGTTTTAATTTTGCAACCGCAAGACGGCCCTGCATTTCAGTCTTATCTTCATCGGCGTCTAATTTAGCTGCTGCAATCTGACCTCGCATTTCAGCTATGTCTTCCTGAGAATCAATTTTCTCTCGTGCTATTTTATTGCGATCTGTATTTTCCTTCTGATCCAATTTTAACCGTTCTTCATCATCCTGTGCCTTGCGGTATAAATCAGCTTCCTTAATACGCAGCTCTTGGCGACGTAGTTCAACCAAAGGATCTTCATTTTCCCCTGTAGCCGCCATAATTTCAGTGGTGATTTGTGCTATTAATTCAGATACACGGTTTTCTGCATCTGCCATTAATTGCTGCTGCTGCGGTTGGTCTAATTGCACACCTTGCGCCTGTGCTTGCTGAATCTGGGGTTCAAGTTCTTGGGTCACTATTTGCCTCGCCTGCATACTAATATGCTGTGCCACATGACCCGTTAATGAACCCATAACCATAGGAGCAGCCATAACAATAGGCGTTTTCAGCATGGCCATATGCGCAACAATGTGCGCCTGATGATTTTGTTCCATAAACGCTTCAATTGGCTGATTGCTTAAAACGTTCCGGTTTTCCTCAGAAGCATCTATTGGTTGTGGATCTTTAGGAGGCGGCAAAATAAGATCAACATCCTTTACCCCTAAAGCCTCATACATGCGCCGATACGCTTCATACATATTGTGCATCTCAGGGGCAGCTTGCGCCAACTGTAGTTGCATCTGCGCCAGCATGGCACGTTGACTACTGCTAAAGATGTTAGGGTCACTAACGGGTATGATGTCTACACGATCATCAAAATCAGAAGCCTTAACATTCCTTTCAGCACCAATCGTGTCATATGGGTATTCAGGAGGTAGATAATCTGCAAATACAGCAGCTAATAATTTTAATTCTAATCGCTGTGCATGATGCAGTCGCTTATGAATACCAGACATGACCTTGGTACCACGCTCCAATAGCGCCATGGTAGTACCAACAGGCATTTCACGGTTTAACCCATTTTCAGAAATGGGCAATTCCGAAATGGCACTAAACCTTTGTCCTGATTGTATGATCAAGCCAAGTAATTGGAATAATGTTGCACTTGGCTCTTTATACGGTAGAGGCAACAAAGAATCACGCAGATTACCACCAGGACTATCCACATCGCGAAACTCGCCAGGAGCCAAAGGCTCATCATCATCACGTATGCGAATACCGCGAGCCTTGAAGCCAGCGGGGAGATTAGCCAGTGTGCCTGCATCAATCAACTGCCGTAGAATTGAAGTTGCCGAACGGCTTAATCCACCAATCATATGGATTAAACCAAAACCATAATACCCTAACCCAGGAAGAAACTTGAAATGCACAAAATACTGTTTCTTCGCCATTAACGGATCTTCTGGCCCCCAGTTTCGGCGTATGGCCAAAACCTCACCTGAATTTTCATCTACCGTTACAATATAAGGGAGTCGTACCCCGGTGGGTTCACCTGCTTCATCAGTATCCTCATAACCTAAAAGGTCTAAATCAACATGGCATTCCAACAAGATGTATTCTTCGTCATGCCCTCCAGGTCGCTCACCCTGCAATTCATCAACCTTTGATTGCGAGTCTGAAGCCGTTATAGTTTCTGGATATACTGATATATCCCTATAGAATCCATTCACCTGCATTTTGCGCAAATCATTTACCTGCATATGCACAACATGCGTGATGCGTTCGGCACTTTGTAGATTTGTCGTTGTGTAAGGAACTACTAAATCTTCACAAGCAACAAACTTGCTGACTGCCCGCTGCATGGATTCATCATAATAAACTTTTTTGAAAGCAGAACCCGCTAATGGGAGATAAAACAATAATTGATCCATATCCGGATCATATTCTTCCATCACATCAGTAATCTGATAATTCATGTACTGCTTTACACGCTGGGCTTGTTTTTCAGCCTCAGGGGATATGGCACCTACAATCTGGGTTCGTACAGGGCCATCAGGGGGCAAAAGTTCCTTATACGCTTGCGCCTGAAACTGCACCACACTTTCCGCCAGTAATGGGTGCGAAATACCACTAGCTCCCCTAAAAGGCTGTTCGCGTTCTTCATATTTAAAGCCTAAAAGATCTAACCCTTCAACATAGGCCATTTCCCAATCTTTTCGGCTCTGTTTGTCTTCTTTATAAAAGCCAATTAGATCATTTCCAAGCTTGGTCAATTCACCTGGATTTACTGAATCTGCAAGGTTAGCAAAAAAATCACCGGAATCATCAGGCATCATGGCGGATGCGTCAAAATCAACAACCACGCCGCCCTCATCATCCTCAGTAATAGATACATCATCGGATAGAATCTCATCATCCGAGGGGACATCTATAATATTTTCAGACAAAAACTCTTCATCAACAACCGCAGCAGGATCACCTGTAAGGCGTTTATCTACAACCATCAGTAATATTCCCTTGGACGCATGAAGCTACGGGGAGCAGTGTCCTCATAATCGTCGGGGTGATTAACAAATCCTCCCTGGCGAAAACGCAACAACGCCTGAACGGTACTATCTACCAAATCATCGTGCTCACCTAGAGGAAACGCTGCACATTCTTCAATTAATTCATCAGCAAAACTTTTTTCCGGTGCCCACACCATACCCGATTCTACTAACGGCGCAACAGCATTAACACGAGTCACCTTATCATTTCCACGGGTGGGGGTATAGGTAGAAACGGGAATTCCCGTCTGACGTAATTCATACGTTAACGGTAAACCACTAGCTTTTGCTTCAATTACCACGTTATCTGGATCCCATTGCTTGTATTGTTCATGGGCCACACGTTTCAATTCCGGAAATTCCCAACGACCCTTTATACTATCAAGCAAAATGATGTGAAAAGTTTCATCCTCGTTCGGTTTAAACACTCCCCAAGTGGTAATTGCGCTATAATCAGCGGTTTCCTTAGCACTAAACGCCGTATCGTAGCTTTGAATGATATATTCTAGTCCAGGAACAGTTTCTCGCTCCCAACGTTTCCACCATTCACGTTTAATTAAGCTGCCTTCTTCGGCAGTTGGGTTTTGCATCCATTGAGCGTTCCATTTACTCACGCTCAAACTAGCTTTTACCCCTAATAATTCATCCACTTTCCAGTATTCTGGCCAGACAGCCTCTTCATTTGGCATAATGGCGGGAAACTCCACAATTTCCCACCTATCGGACATATCATCCGATGCCTGAGCCTTAATGAGCTGTCCTGTTAGGTCTTTTACCGACCAACGTGTCATCACCAGGATAATGGCCCCTCCCGGTTGCAGACGTTGCCGTGGTCCAGATGTGTACCATTCGTACGCATTATCCATGGCGTTGGGGCTAAGTGCATCTTGTTCACTATGGGGGTCATCAATAATCAGCAAATCAGCACCACGGCCCGTAATTGCACCCCCCACACCCGAGGCGTAGTATTCACCGCCCTCATTTGTCTCCCAACGTCCGGCTGCTTTGGTATCTGCGCGCAGTTTTGTTTGCGGGAACACACGCTCATAATCCGCGCTATCCATAAGGTTACGCATTTTACGACCAAACCGCACAGCCAATTCACCTGTATGCGTGGTTTGAATAATCTTCAAGTCAGGTTTACGACCAATTAACCATGCCGGAAACAAGTAGCTGGCAAATTCTGACTTAGTGTGGCGCGGCGGCATGTTGACAATAAGCCGTTTCAACTTGCCTTCAGCTACAGCCTGAAATTTCTTAGCAATTATGCGATGGTGTTCCCCTTCAATGAAGTTTGGCCAAACCAAACGCACAAATTCAAGGAATTCTTCCTGGCATTTATCCTGGTCTTTTAAGGATTCTAAACGATCCGCAAGCAGAAAGTATTCATTCAATACCTCCTTTGGTACCTGCTCAACGTTTAAATCCATTTACACAATTCCTGCAAACGGTAATTGCCCTGTTTGCTGCAATAAAAGCCGTGCATCCTGCTCCGAGAATACCGGGGGCAAGTTAACTGGACTAAAAGATTGTGTGGGGGGTGCAACAGGAGGCGGTAAAGCAGGACTTGGTATTCGAGGCAAAGCAGCATCTGCCGTATCTTCCTCTTCCTCCGTAGTCGTCTGATCCGGTAATGTGGTTGTGGGAGGAGTCAGCAAAGCTGTCAATTCTTCCTCAGAAGGTCCACCAATTTCTCCTGGATCCTCGCCCCCTATTGCTGGATCCTCGGATTCCCCGAAAAAATCAGTTACGGTCTCGGCAATACTACCTCTCCCAGGTTCCGTAAGGCCAAGTGCGGGTGCCATGCCTCGGCCTTCGAGCGCTCCAGCAACCGTACCCAATGCTGCCCCTGCGGGGCCTATCAATCCGGTAAGGCCAAACATAGCGTTCGTTAAACTTGGGTTTAAACGTCCTGCAATTAGGCTGGCTCTAACCGACCCCTGTGATAGTCCCGTTGGGTCGTTAATCGCATAGCCTACGGTCGGGTTCACACTTCCCCTATTCATGGCCAACGCCTCTATCACATCGTTTATGCTCGTTAAGCCCACCTCTGAATTAACGCCCAAACCAACAGAGGGGCTTTGAGACCCTTGACCACCTCCCGAAATATTTTGCCCCATGACGGCTGCTGCTTGAGCTACGGTTATATCGTTGTTGGTAACCGCTGCTTGTACTGCCTGTCCATTGGTCACTTGCAGGCTAGTCAAATCGCTATTAGGCTGGTTAGCCACATTACTAGCATTATCAGTTATACTCTGCATCGCGGCTATTTCGCTTGGGGTACCTGTCACTGTAGTGCCGTCGCTTAGTGTAATGCTGGCGGTGGAAGTAACGCTTACCTGATCTTCCATAGCCAACGCTTCTGCTATTGCCACCGCCTCCACCGCCTCCGCTTCTGCAACCGGGTCTACAGCGGTTTCCTCGCCTTCCAGACCAAGACTAGAATCGGAGGATGATGGCATACTAAACCCTGCTGCCGCCATCGGATGACCTGCTTGGGCTATCTCAGGATTGGTCATCGCATTCACATCTATCGCATCTAGTTGGGCTTGAAGATTGGCTATTACATCAGTCGCTAGGGCTGTGGGTTCCGGAGGATTGGCCACCGCTTGAGCTATCGCATCTAGTTGGGCTTGATGATTGGCCATCGCTTGAGCTATCGCAGGATTGGCCATCGCATTAGCTGCCGCAATATCCGCTTGGGCTTGGGCATGTGCTTGGGCTTGTTGGGCTTGCGCTTGTGCTGCGGCAACGGCAGCGGCATCAATGTCCGCAGCTTCAGCAGCGGCAGCATTAGCAGCAGCAGCATTAGCAGCAGCAGCAGCCGCTGCTTCTGCCTGCGCGTCTACAGCGGTTTCCTCGCCTTCCATACCAAAACCGGGATCGCCCGGATCGTCTACATCAGCTTCGTCGCCTGCGCTTGCGCTTTCAGCACCACCTATACCCGTACTCCCACCGCTACCACTACCTACACCCGTGCCACCGCTACCTACACCAGTGTCGTCGCCACCACCATCGCCATCGCCATCGCCATCGCCACCTCCGCCTCCGCCTCCGCCACCATTAAAATTAGGGATGCCAGCAGGGCCGGGATGCGGTGGACTACTACCGTACATATCCACCTGCGCAAGCAAATTCTGCTCAGCAGGGGTCAAATAAGCCAGTTCAACACGGTGGTGTCCCGTATTATAAGACTCAGGAACACTTTGTCCATTAACCACAACTCCACCATCTTTATAAAACCCAATTAATGGTGGCGTTTCATTCTGCCTATTTTGGAATATTGGATTCTGGGCTTGAGACCGTAACAATGCTAACAACGGAGCCAAAAAATCATCTGCTCCACTAGGCGACGGAGTCAAAAGATCATCTGCTCCACTAAGTGGTGATTGCCCTGTTTGCTGCAATGGTAAACGTGCGTTCTGTTCTGTGAATGCAGGTGCCATAGCCGACATTTGACCCATCGGCTCTTGCCGTATTTCTGTTTGCTGGGGTATTGTTGATTGCAACATAGGCATGGAAAGCTCAGACAACGACACAGGTGTACCCATCGGCTCATTAGGAAAACTAATCGGAAACGGTGGCGCAACCGGCGGGGCTGACAGATCACCGGGCTGAATAGTAGGCGGTAACGGCAAAGGTGTACCCATCGGCTCTTGCGTTGGGGCGCTATATGTAGCGTCACTTAAAAAGCCCAGATGTGCCGGTGACAATGGTACGGTCGGTTGCATACCACCGGGGTTATTTGCAAGATATTCTTCCCGTGCGTCCAAATACGGCTGCATCTCTGGCGGTGGTCTGTCCATTATTACAGGCGGTCCACTGCTCGGAGGAGGTCTGAGGGCTTCGATTTCAGGAGGTAGCACCGGCGCATATGGCGGTCGCCCAACTGGAGGAGGGCGCTGTCCTCCGCCCGTCTGTAACTGATCCAAAGTCCCTAACTGGAAATTCTGCACCCAGTTAGGGTCAGGATTTGTAAACCCCGTCGATCCAGCGGTAAAAGTTTCACCAGTTTTCTTATTTATCCACGGGACCATCATCATGCCAGCCGCGCCGCTCGGACCTATGAACCCATGCGGCAATTCCGGTGGCGCTGAAAGGCCGGGAGGTGGCACCGGCGCAGGGGTGCCCTTCCCCTGTAACTGATCCATCGGGTAAAGCGGCCCCGGCTCGGGGTACCAGTTCGCCGGACCTACGAACCCATGCGGCTCTTTCGGTGGCGCATCATTCATATCCATCAACAGCTCACCAATACGACTCGTCAATTGTCGTTGCATCAATCTAATCCCATCATGGTCTCAGCGCCTGTCATAACATAACCGCCCTTGTTCTTGCCAATAAATCGTTGCCACCAACTCTTCTCTTCTTCTGGCTCACTTGGCGCAGGCGGCTGCACAATATCAACTATCTTATTGTATCGGTCTTTCACCAGCTCATAATACTTATCCTTGGGCCTATCAACTAAATCACTATCTTTTTTGAAATGAAAATAAGACCGCACATCAGGGTCTTTAACAAACATTTTGGTTTTTGAATTCTTAGAAGCATTTCTAGCTGCTCTAACAATTTGATTATACTCACCCGCAATATCCCTATCCACCCTTCTTTTGAATCGTGAATCGTTTTTCAAGGCCTCCGGGGCAAGAGCATATCTCACTCCTCCTAAAAACATATGCTCTACATTCATCCAGTCAAAACCCTTGTTCGTAAAAGGAATTTGCGAAAAAACTTTTTCTCGGTCCTCCTCATTCAAAAGACCCTTTCTATTTCGAATCAATCTATGAAAACTCTCATGCGCAGGGGTGTTCACAGAACTGGTGTACTCCTCATAGGTCTTCTGAATATCATCATCTGAATCAATGGACCGATCTAAATCAACTCCCGTAAGGGGGAGGTAATTCGGCATCGTAACTATAGGCCTCTGCGCCCCTTGCACACGCTCCGGGGAAATGCCCCTCGCAATAAATTCGCTCACCTCTGGGGAAGGACTAGCCACCACCTGCTCATACGTGGGGTCTTGCTGCCCAGAAAGGTACGCTCTAAAACTAGGTGCTTCCCCCCCATACTTCTTTCTAGCTTCCTCATCATGCAAAACCGGAACAATGTTCCGCACATCAACCTGTCCGCGAGTATCCAAAAGTCCAGCAAGACCAAGGGGCCGGTTCTGCAAATTTTTTCGCCACGATAATCGGGCCTCAGTATCAGCAGGCTCCAAAGCCGTCGCACCACCCTCTATCTGCTTCTCCAAATCAACCATCGTCTCAGCAGCCAACACTCCATCCCCTCTAGGGCGG